ACTTCAGCAGAAGGCACATGTGTAGAATATGAAGTAATAGCAGTAGGGTCTGTACCTGCTGCACCCGATGTGCCTTTCTTGATAGCCTCATTGTATATCTTATCAAAATCAGTGCTACCTTTTCTACCGAATCCGTGTTTACCAGCAATAGGTGAAAAACCGGGTACACCGCTTGCTACTAAACCACCAAAGTTAATTCTCCCTACTGCTTGGTTTCCAGCCCTTAGTCCTTTTACCAAAGTCATTGAGGGGCTTTGGGACTCAAACGACTCATCGTTTACAGTGTTCTGAGATATACCACCAATATGCGCTGATAGATTACGCTGTATAGGGTTAGACACATTATCTCGTCTTGGTGCAATATCGTGATTACTTGCAAACGCTTCGTCAGGTCTATCTTGTATTACCATCTCTCTCAAGGTGGTAATAGGTGCAAACGGCCTACCATGTTTATTGAGTGGCATAGGAGCAGGGTGCATGTTTTCACCCGTTGTTTCATCCGGCTGTGCCCAAAAGTTTCTGAATCTACCACCATGACCAATTAAGAATTGAGGCTGATAATTTGACTGTCCTTTACTGTTGTCTAACCATACACAGAAGTTACGACCACTTGCACCCGGTACAGTAGAATGTATTACTACTGAAAATCCTTCATTACCATTTATATCTTCAACAACTCTACCAAGATGCGCTCTTACATAACCCATGTGAGAACCCCTATCATGGGTTTCAAATGCCACATTCTCATCCCAAAACGGAGATGGGTCGTGAGTAGAACCTGTAGCAGCAAAATCAGCATTGATGTGTGCTGAAGATGGGTCTTTGTTTTCATCTAAAATGTCAGCCCTTACACCTATTCTCGTTAGGTCTAATCTTTCGCTTTCACCCGGATATTGTTGAGAGGGCCGTCTTGCGTGAGTTCTACCATTCAAAGCACCGCCTTGATTAATTACTCTTACAATTTCTCTTGCTGCTGCTTCAATATCAGTGACACCTTCTTTAACTCCAATCTCACCCATGTCTACAGTCATTCTTCTTACAAAGTCCATTTCAGTCCAATGTTTTAGATGTTGTAATCTTGTTTCTTCATGGTTAGTTAAATCAAGCGCAGTATTTCTTTTACCCTTTAAACAAAGGAATGCTGAGATAACACGAGTACCGTCAGGTGTATCAAACATGGTGCTTGTATCTCTTAAAGAATGAGTTGCAGGATTTTGTGCTAATCTATGCTCTCTTAACTGTTGCAACAATAGGTTTTCACCAATAGTTTTTCTGACTAACTTATGCTTTTCAACCGCCCAATACAAAGATGCTACTGCGGGTTCCACTCTTGGTAATACACTGTCACCTAAATTATGGGTATCAGATGTTTCCTCATGATAAATACCTGTATGCACGAAATGACCGTGACCCTTACCTTTACGATGGTTATTATTACCTGATGTAGCAGGGTCTTTTAGATTGTAAGAATCTACTGTGCCACCTGTATTTTGAGTCAAATCTTTTGATGTCATACTTGGAATATTGTGTGCATAAGCACTTTCAATAAACTTAGACTGTTGAGTTCTACGAATGAATCTATTTTCAGATGGGTAACCATTCATTACATCTATTTGTGTGGTCAAGTAATGAGGTGCGTTTCCATTTATTCCTGAAAGTATTTTATCTAATTTACCTGTACCACCTTCGTAAGCAATATTTTTTGTAAATCCTATTGTTGGAGTAGAAGCACTTGATTGCACTTGCATATGAATATCATGGAATGCAATAAATTCACGGTCATGTGCTACATCATAAAGTAATACACGAGCATTACCATCTGTAGCAAGATAAGGGTCTACATACGCAATAGTAGGGGCTTGAGTTGCATCTAATCCAAACGCCTCATAATTCAACTCAATAGTTTTGTTAATATGTTGTGCAAAGTTTTGTGCGGTTTCAAGACAAGTGTTACCTATCAAGAAGTTTTCAAGAGGTATGCTATCACGAGGATTACCTGATAAAGCACCTTTACCACCGTTAAAACCACTCCATACAAGCCCTTCGTTTAATACACCACGACTTTTACAAAACAGCCCTTCAATAGCATAAGGATTATTTAGCGTCATATTCATCCATACGGTATCACCATTACGAAGA